AGCCGGGCCGGCATTGGCGATTGAGTTCACCGATCCGAACGGCGCAACCCACGCGCAATACTATTCCGCCGGCAAGGCCATCGACTGGTCGCCGACCGAGAATGGCGAAGGCTTCCAGGCGGTGAGCGGTAAAACGGGGTTCAACAACTCGACCAATCTGATGAAGTTCTTCACGAGCCTCGTGGAAGCCGGGTACCCGAAAGAGTCGTTGGCGGCCGGCAACGTCAAGGTCCTGATTGGACTGAAGTGCCACATCAATCAGGTTGTGCAGGAGCGCAAGGGATTGGTACGGACAGGCAAGAACGCTGATCGTCCGACTACGGCACTGCTGGTCACCAAGATCCACAGTCTGCCCGGCGCCGACACCAAGAAGGCCGCTACGACTACCAAAGCCGCGGTTGGAGGCAAAGCCAATGGTAAAGCCGCTCCCACTCCGGCTGCCGACGTCAATGACGAGATCGACACCACGTTGACCGAGAAAATTCTTGAGGCATTGGCCGAAACCGATCCGCTGCCCAAGAAGAGTCTGCTTCAGATTGCCAGCGCGGCGTTCAAGGGCACGCCTAGCCACGCAAAGGCAATCGGGAGGGTCAATCAAGCCGATTTCATCAAGTCACTCGCGGAAAGTGGCATTACGACGAACGGGGCAGAGTTTAGCCTCGCGTAGCCATAGCATTAGGGGTTCTCCATAGGGTCGAGCGCCTACACCTCTTCCGGGCGCTTCATCTTGGGGACGGGGACAAGGTCATTGAGCGAGGGTAGCGTTCTGGGTTAGCCTTGTCCCCATTTGATATTGCGCCGGATGCTTAGCAGTGTCCTGACCGTGGGAACGAGAGACAGGTGTGCCACGGCCTCAACCGATGAAACGATTCGGGGTATGACGGGGATCTCTCGGGCGCAACGAATTTTCCATTATTGACGTTATTGACATTACGTCCTGCACGCTTCCCTGAGCCGACTGTGTCATGAGCAGGTCACTCGAATGAGTTGGGTGTGTAGGACGTAACAGAGAGGCCCCCACCGGGGATCATAGGTTGCGTGGCGTTGGCGCAGAGATGACTGGTGGGGGTTTCCGACGAACCGAGGCATATGATGGCTAACGACAATCTCAGATTCAAACAGATAGCGGTAGGCCAGTGGGACGGCGGCAGTGGTTTGACGTACAACATTATCGGTCTTTCGGAAGACGGTAAGGTGTACAAACACACACGATACGGATGGCAGAACATGGGGGCGGTCGCCGTCCCTGCACAAGTAGAGCAACCGCTGTCTGTATCAACAACTTCGCACGACGATCCGTTCTAGAGAGATCAATCATCATGGGCTTGAAACGCACACCTCGCGGTTTCGCTGTATACACCGAGTTCAAAGACGAGTACGGCAAGAACATCCGCGTACAGATGTCCAGTATTGCCACCAAACGTTGTGTGTGGATTCAGAACGAAGTTACTGAGCACATGGGCGAACATTTCGGTAACGCTCATCTCACCGTACCGATGGCCAAGCGAGTAATTAGAGCTTTGCAAGCGTTCGTAGACGGCAAGGAATGATCGTCACCGACATCACGGATTCACTCGACTACCCTAACTGTCTGCGGTCCCAAGCCGACGAGGAAGGACTGACGAGGTCCGGTGGGCTCCACTTGACACCGATCATCAAAGACATCGAACAGACCATAAAGCCTCGCGATCTCTGGTGTACGGACGAAGAATTAGCGTTCTTTGGCGCTGGCGGTTTCATGTGGGAGCGGGTGTATTCCGAGGCCATGAGGGACTCACTGCTAGGCGACGAGTTGCTGGTGCGACCGGGAGAGGTCACGCTGGACGGAATAACAGGTTCCCCCGACCTGCTACGGATCAGTTCTGATGACGTCGTCCTTATCGAGACCAAATGCACATGGCGAGGACTGCGTAAATGGGAATCACTGGAGAAATATTTCTGGGCCTGGCTGGTCCAAACAAAAGCCTACTGCCTCATGGTCGGCACAACAATCACCGAGATCCATGTGTTCTTTGTGGCTGGTGATTGGCGACCGCCTGTGCCGTGTGTACGAGCGATCAGGTTGGAGTACACCGATAGAGAGTTGAACGAGAACTGGTTGATGCTCGTCAAACACGCCAAGAATCGCGGCTGGCTATGAGTATCGGTCGCGGTATCGGTCAACAAACCGGCGGTGACGAGTACGCCGATGCCTCGGAATTCCGGCGAATACTCAAAATGATCTTGGAGGGCTGCAAAAAGATTGACATGCAGCGTGTACTTGATGCCAAGAGCATGGAGTTTCTGGAGGATTCGGTGTCGCGATCCAACGCCACCGCCACGCATTTTCGAGTCACTGGCAAGCAACTGTTCTGGCTACGTGATATCAAAGACAAATTGATTGACAGAGGATTACTATAATGGCCTTGAATTTACCAAAGCGCAACGTCGCACCACCACCCGATCCAGACGCGGGCACGACCGAGTCGGCAGCGCCAGTCGCGCGTAAATCTGCAATCTCCCGACCGTCGAATGGCACGTCCAAACTCTCAACGGGGTTCACTCAGGCATCGGCCTCTACCGTTCACCGTCTCATCGTCAACGCTGAGGGTGAAGAGAAGTCCGGGAAAAATCATCTAGGCTTCTCTGCGCCGGGACCGATCTATGAGCACTCGTTCGACATCGGCAACGAGGGTGTAATTCAGAAATTCCAATCCAAGAAGAAAATCATGCTCGCCGAATACGAACTGGAAATACAGCCAGGGGAAGCCGAGGCCCGAGAGGTCGCAGCCGCTGCCGACAAAGTGTGGCAGCAATACATGTCGAACTACCGGGACGGCCTGGCGAGCTGCGGAAACGGCACCACCCTGGTCGATACCGGGACCGAGGTGTGGGAGTTGCTGAGGTTGGCGAGGTTTGGGAAGCTGACACAGGTTATGCCCCACCACTACGGCCCCGTAAACAAAGAGATGCAGGAAATGGTCCGGGAAGGGTTCGGGCACAACTGCAACGTCATCTTCCTCCATAAGAAAAAAGACGAGTGGGAGAACTACGTTGGGGCCGACGGCAAGGAGAAGGGCAAGAAGACTGGCCGGAAGACACGCGTGGGGTTCTCCGATATCCCGTTCTTGGTGCAAGTCAATGCCCTGTGCGAACGGATCGATCAGGAAGGCGGCGGGAGCGAGTTCCAGATCACCGTGGAGGATTGTCGGCAAAATCCGAATCTAAATGGTGCTGTGTTGCCGAATGATTTTGAGACATTACTGACGATGGTGTTCGAGGATTAACTACCGTGGCTGTGGTCAGTCGATTCCCGTTCGAGTGTGAGTTGTGCCATCGGACAATCGAGGACGATAGCGATCTCGATTGGCATGGGTACGGGAATTGCGTCGAGATCACAGACGAGATGTGGGCGCAGTGGGAGAAGGAAGCAAGGGAAATAAAGGAAGCGGAGGACGATGACAATGCTCAATCTGCAAAAGTCGACAGCTAAGCCTCCAAGCGTCATCGACAGTTTCTTCGGCAAGTATCGGTTCCTGTCGAACTTTTATCCTGCCGTCGTCAAATATAAGAGCAATGCTTATCCGACGGTGGAGCACGCATTCCAAGCGTCCAAGTCCGTTGATGACTGTACGCGGATAATGATCTGCGGCGCTAAGACTCCAGGGATTGCCAAGCGTATGGGTAGACGAGTGAATCTTCGGTCTGACTGGGAAGACATTAAGCTGGATGTCGTGTTGGGGTTGCTGAGACAGAAGTTCAGCGCGGACCCTTTGAAGCATCAACTGCTATCGACGTATCCGGCGGAATTGATCGAAGGCAACGACTGGGGAGATCGGTACTGGGGAGTAAGTTACGGGGTGGGCGAGAATCATCTCGGGAAGTTGTTGATGATGGTGCGGACGGAGTTGATGTGATGATACCATTCGAAATTGACCCGCCAGACAAGCCGTGTCCCTATTGTCGCAGCCGACTCACGCACGCTCAACTTTATGCGATAGCAATAGAGGCATATGCCAAGACGTGTGAAGAAGATGGAGGCGATCCGGAAGAAGATACCAAAGACGCGATGGTTTGGGCGATGCGACAAGCATTGAAGGCTTCTTCCCCCTCCACAGAGACACGCGAATCTCGGCTGCGGGATTTCTGCGAGTTTATCAAGACATGGAATGCCGATGAATCTATGAGTGATGAACTCTATGCATTTACGATGGCCGAGGCTTGGCTGGAAAGGAATAAGAATCTCGACTGTCCACTGCACGGCATAACCCAACCTAATCCGGAGTGTATTTACTGTCACGGATCGGGTGCGATGGACAGCGGCGGGGAAACGCCGTGGGGAGCATCGATTGATGTACGGTGTGTTTGCACGTACCCGGAGCCTGTGTGAAAACCAAATTATCGACCGAAATCCGCATGCTTGCCCAAGTCGGTTACGAGTTTTATCGCTCACACTTAATCGGCGGCGCACCGCCGTTGCACACAAAACGGTTTCAGCGTATGCAAGACATTCGAGTCGGCGACTTAGTGATTGAGTTGTCGACAGCCGGATGGTGGATGAAGGGTGATAAGCCGCATCCGGGACCGTACGAGTATTTGGTAGTCGAGAATGCGATCGGGATAGTGGACAAGATCGCTCAGGAACCGTATCCACACGCCGAAGGTGGTATGCCGTGGAATACTGAAGAGGAGGGGCCTGAGCCGCAAGAAAGAGTCGTGTACTTGAAACTGCTGCACAATGGTGTGGTGTTCCGCTGGACGAACGCAAGATTCGCGACGATATTGCCGATTGAGGGCTGGGAACTGTGATCCAAATAGACAAAAGGGCCGGCTCCGAGAAACTAATCCCTATATTGCGTCGTCTAGGTGTCGAGGTGGAAGAAACTATACTTCCGTATGGGGACGCAGCGTGGATCGGCTACGGAGCGAACGGTGAAGTGGTGTCTGCATCATGTGAGGTTAAATCAATCGAAGACATCATTGCGTGCATTCAGTCTGGCCGATTTGCTGGCCATCAACTCCCCGGACTACTCGCGAGCTACGATCACGTCTGGCTGCTGATCGTTGATGAATATCGTCCTCGCGGTCGTGACGGCGTTCTTGAATACCGCAAGGAAGGACGTGGCGGTGGACAATATTGGTCGGAATCGTGCGGCCGTCAACGTACAGTATTCTGGCGGGACGTCGAGTCGTGGTTGATGACGATGGCCATATGCGGTGGGATTCGAATCCATCAGGAACCAGATTACGAGCATGCCGCGATGTGGTTGAAGATGGCGAGTAATTGGTTTAGCCGAGAGACACATAAATCACATAAAGTTATTCAAGGCACCAAGCAGATGTTCCCTGACGCTGCCCTGTTAGTTAGACCTACACTCGCGCGGAGAGTGGCGGCTCAGCTACCGGGAATTGCTGAAATCCGCAGCGCGGCTGTGGCTGCCCGATTCAAGACCTTGGAGTCGATGGTGACCGCCACCGAGAAAGACTGGCGACAGGTCGATGGACTGGGCAAAGAGACGGCCAAGAAAATATTCAATATCATCCACGGATTGAACGGGAGCAAAGGACAGTAATCAATAATCCATGATCGTAAACTTTTTCATCGAAGTCGATGATCGTCAACATTGGATCAATCTGGAACGATCAATCAACCGCGCTGGATACGCATTCTACGATGCGACGGAGCATTGCACGTTCAGAGATTTGACGGTGCCGTGTGAGTTGGAAGATATTGAAGCCCACTTCGAGAACAAATAATTATGTCTATCACTATCTTGGTTGAACGCGACGGAATCCGCGCCCACCGTACAGTGTACGACTCCATCTCAACTCGGATTCCCGGTGTAGCCAAGATCCGCTGGCACGGCACGCCCGCGAAATCCGACCGCGAATACTACAGCCTGACACATGTTGGTACTGGGCGCTCACTGAACATGATCCCCTTGACCACGGACGAAGCCGATCGACTCGTGGATGCGCTGAGTGGTGATGAGTGGCCGGGGAGGCCGTGGTTTACGGATAATTTGTCGGACGAGGCGAGACGGTTAGCAGGAGTACACTGATCATGGCTCAGGGTTGCGAACACAAGAATTCACAAGGGGTCAAATGCGGGCTGCCGCTCAATCATCACGGTGGCCATCAGGCTTACCAGCAGTTGGTCGAGCCTGACCCATTTTGCTTGAGAGCTACAGATCCGTTCACATTGGCATTGATCCGGGCTTGGATATCGGCAGCCAGAGCACAAGGTGTAACGGCGGCCAAGATACAGCGCGCCGAGGAACATTATGCGGCGATCAAGCGATGGCAGGATGGACAGGGGACGAGACTACCAGGATGACGCTAAATCTCAAGCCACGATCCCTTGGTGCCACATCCATAACGGGCAATTACACCATCGCTCCCAGCAACCGTGTTGTCAATCTCAGAAATCTTCCCCACAGCAACACCGAAATCGTATACATCGGTAGGCCGTCGATATTCGGTAATCCCTATCGTATAGGCTACGACGGGACACGGGTCGAAGTGATCCAGAAATACGAGTTGTATGTCGTGGACAGAATTAAGCACGATCCATGGTTTCGAGACGCCGTCAAGGGGCTACACGGCAAGCTATTGTCATGCTGGTGTAGGCCGCTGCCGTGCCATGGGGACGTGCTAGTAAAGATAGCCGAAGAATTGAATACGTAATCCGCCATGCCCGCTACCCATTTCGATCGTTCCCAGTTCCGCCGTGCCACGCCATTCACAAAGACTCTTCATCCTGTCCCGCCTGAAGGCCCAATACCATCTCGCTGCTATCTGCTGGGGGAGAAGCCGGGCCGCGAAGAATCGGAAAGATCGCGCCCATTTGTCGGGATCTCGGGAAAATACCTGTCACTACTGCTGGACGTCGCCAACATCAATCGTGCCGAGTGCCGGATCAATAATTGCGTCTCGACATTCACTGAATATTCCAAGCCGACTCGCGAGGAGTTGGACCGAGATCGTCCAGCACTGATTGAGGATATTTTGATGTGCGACCCCGATGTGATTGGGTTGATCGGAGCTTATGCGGTGTCGGAGGTGTTGCAGTGCGATGCGGAGCTGGATAAGCGGCACGGGGTACCTCGACACGTGAATAAACTGTTCGGCGAGGTCGAGCGTGAACAGGGATGGGTCGTCTTGCCGATTACTCACCCTGCCGTTTGTATACACTCCCCGGATTCGATGCCGAGAGTGTTGGACGACATGCTTGTTCTTGGCAAACTTTTGGATCGCGAAATTGGTGTACAGGAACCCGATCCGTACGAAGGGCGGGAGGACTATCGGATCGTTACGGGGCACGAATTGAGAAGGGTTTTGGGTATATAATGGCGGCACCACAATCAATTGGCTTTGAAGGAGCCGTCATGATAGACCTGCTGAAACAGGTTGCAGTACCGCCTTCCAAAAAGTCTACCACCAAAGAGCCGAACCCGTCTGGGCTGTGCGTGTGCGGCTGTGGCCGCAAAACTCCAATCGCGAAACAGACGTATATCGAGAGTGGATGGATAAAAGGTAAGCCTGTGCGGTTTGTGCGCGGACACAGACTCGTGTTCAAGAAGTCGGAACCTGTCGATGCACGATTCTGGCCGCGAGTAGAATTCCCGTCTGGACCCGATGGATGCTGGGTGTGGACCGCGAGCAAAGACACATCCGGGTACGGTCAACTATCCGTCAATGGAAGAATGACGCTCGTCCACCGTATCTCGTTTGAAATTTTTTACAAAGCGATCCCGGCAGGGATGCAGGTTCTTCACACTTGCGACAATCCCCCTTGTGTCCGTCCTGACCATTTATTTCTCGGTGACGATATAGCGAACGTAAACGACAAAGTTGCAAAAGGAAGACAGGCAAAGGGTGAACGTTGCGGGCGCAGGAAATTGGCCGAAACAGACATAATAGAAATTCGGGCGTTGCGAAAAGTCGGAGTCACCTTGAACACGCTTTCGGAGATGTTTGGTGTTAGTTCTGGTCAAGTCTGGATTATATGCGCGAGGAGATCTTGGAAACACGTTCAGTAGTTGCAATTGATACCGAGGGGTGGGCCGAGAGTCCGTGGGCGTTACAGTTTTCTGTCACACCGGGAACAGGCTACGTTCTCAAGGCTCGTGATGTGGTCGGACTGCGCTTGTTCAACGATTGGATTCGAGAATCAGGAGCGATAGTTGTTGGCCATAACCTGCTTCACGATTATTCAGTGTGTCGATCTCTGGGTGTCGAACTAGGCGATAATGTTCGTGACACGATGGTGCTTGCGTTTCTTCTTGGTGTCGAAAGTCAGGGACTCAAGAACCTGGCGTATAGGCACTGCGCTGCCCACCAAGACGAGTACTCCGATATCATGGCCGACGCCGACCGAGACAAGGCCGTCGAATACCTGTGCTCGGTCCTGACCCGCGATTGGCCCCCGATTGAGCCATTTATTGTGTTTGAGGGGGGTAAGCCTAAGCTCAAGAAGCCGTGGCCTATCGACCGTCGCGTGGCTAAAATTATTGCCGACGTCGTCGAGGGAAAAGTTGATAAGGACGATAATTCGACCGATCCCCGCAAGCGTTGGAACGAGATCGACGATTTTGTCCGCGATCCCGTAGAGGAGTTGTTGGGGCCAATGCCACGCGCGACTCTCGACGATATCGATCCGGAGATTGCGATTAGGTACAGTGCGAGAGACTCGGATATCACTCTTCGACTCGCTCCTGTGTTGGAGCAGAAGATCCGCGACATGGATCTGGAGAAGATTTCGCGTATCGACCACGATGTATTACCGATGTTTGATCGCATGCAGCAGGTCGGGATTAAACTGGCGCCCGTGGAGTTCTGGGACAGATTAGCCGACAGGTGTGATCGCCAGATGGATATGGCGAAGTGGAAAATCTATCAGTCAACCGGGTGGGATCTGAATCCCATGAGCGGCGATCAGGTAGCGGCGCTATTGTATGGCCCGACAAAGGATGAATTGCTGGCCAAGGGTGTGCCCGAGAACGAGATTGTGGCTGCCGGCTTGGGGCTGACCCCACCCAAAATGACCGACGGTGGAAAGACAGGCAAGGTCAGGGGGTCGACGAACGACAAGTGTCTCGAAAATCTCCTCCCTATATCACCGATCGTCGAAGAGGTGATGACGTATCGCGAGGCCAACAAAGTCAAGGGGACGTATGTCAAGCCGTTGCGGCGGATGGCGACGACTGGTGATGGGCGCGCACACCCCGGAATCAAGCCCACCAGAGTAAGCAGCGGGAGAATTGCGACCGCCGACCCCAATCTGCTGGCGATACCCATCAGGAGTGATTTGGGCGGGGTGGTCAGAGAGGGATTTGTCGCCGAAGATGGGTACGTGTTGTACGACGCCGATTTGAGCCAAGCCGAAATGCGCTGCATGGCCCACGATAGTCGCGACGAAAAACTCATCAAGGTGTTCGAGGCCGATCTGGATGTACATCGCATGACGGCCGCCGAGATGTTTTCGACCAAGCCCGATTTGGTTGAAAAATGGCAGCGCAATGCCGCGAAACAGGTGGGGTTCGGGATTATCAATTTGATTTCGGAATACGGCCTGCTCGACCAGATGATATTGTACCGAGCAACGCGCAAGGATGGGGCGCGGTGGACGCTGGACGATTGCGAACTGATGATCTCGGAGTGGTTCAAGATTTATCCGGGAGTCAAACGGTATCACAATAGTGTTATTGACGAGGCGAGGCAGACAGGGCTGAGCCGGGAGAGTATTGGTGGACGGATACGGTACGTTCCCGGTGTGTGGTCCCCGATTGGCAAGATCAGAGGGGACGCCGAGCGGGAGGCGTGTAGCCACAGGATTCAATCAATGGCGACGAGTTTTATCAAGATTGGCGCCAAGATCGTGTGGGACGTATTGAAGAGTGTGCCGGGCGTGGACCCGTTATTGTTGATCCACGATGAGTTGTTATTTCAAGTCAAGGACGACCCGGATACAAGAGATTTGGTGTCGTCGGTCGTACCGTGGGGACTGGAGTCGGCGGTTAAGCTGAGAGTGCCGATGCTGGCGGATGGAAAATTTGGAATGTCATGGGCGGCGGCTCACTAGCATGTGTCCACCATTCAAAAACGGCATCTCACCCAATGTCCACGTCAAGGGCAAGAAACTCAAACATCTGCGTATCAAGGCAGGCCCCCAACGGGACCGATATTTGCACGACATTGTGTTCGAGGCCAAGATACTAGGCCGCCGGGAAGCGTATATGCGGGAACACGACCTGATCAATGATTTGTCCATTCCGCAGAACGAGTTTTACTCGTATCTGGATTTGACGTGGGAAACGGTCGATCATCACGATCAGGACTCGCTGAATAATAGTCCGGGGAATCTGGTACGGATGAAGCGTGGGGACAACGCGGCGAAGGCCAATCGTCACAATGCGGCCAAGAGGAAAAGTAAGCGGGAATCCCCGCCAGACACTCCTTTCTAGTGATTGTTTACAATCGTAAACAAATCTAATTTTCCTCTTGACTTTGTATACACTCGGTAATAGCATGACTCCTGTGAACAAGATTCCAACTGGCACCGGCAACAACCCCCGTAACCCGCGACGATCGTATACTCGGCGCCCAGCGAAATCCATTATCCCGCCGGACGTTGTGGATGGTGGGCCGCCGGATCGACCAGTGATAGTGAGATTGGCGAAAGTTCGGTACGCGACCAGCGCGAGACAACGGTCGTTGACCAGAGCTGGTAAAAGTCCCAGCCAGTGGCAAAGTATCGAGGTTAATATACCGAGAGAGATTGCCGAATCGACGGGGATCGAAGCGGGGATGATGTTGTGTATGGAGGCGTATGCGGATGGGAGAATACGCTTATTTCCCGCTGGCGATATTCTTTCGAGAGATGAAGAAAGAGTCTGATGACAATCAATACCTTACCCACTCTATACGTCGCCGAAATGCACTATCCGGGTTCGGCTATGAAACGCTTCCGTATCGTCGAGAAAGTGATAACGGTAGATGGTCCGAGGGACAGATTAACGTCGGAATCGTTCGAGACTCTCGAAGAAGCTGAAAGGTGGATTGAGCACGAGAGGATGATACGCGTCCCGTTGGGGACAGGTGAGGGTCGTTAATGGCTGATTGGATCAAATTCAACCTCATCGACTTGCGCGACGGGCGCAAGACCAAAGTGTGGGCCGTGATGACCACCGACGGCAGTGAGTGTCTCGGTCGAATCGGTTGGTACTCGCCGTGGCGTCGGTACGCGTACGTCCATCGTGCAGTCGATGCCGGGGATCAAGTAATTTTGGAGTGGGATTGCCTCCGCAAGATCGCGGACTTCTGTCAAAGGGAGACCGCAGAACACAAATTAACGAAGAAAAAGGAGTTCGTACCATGACGCAGCTTTCACGCACAGCGCAAGCCAAACTGGCATCCGAAATCGAAGCCAACCGTCCCATTCCCGAGTGGGATAGTGTGCCCGAACTCAAAAAGTGGAAGGAAGATATCGAGTTCAAGGGCAAGAAAGTCAAATTATCCTTCGACGAGATGGTCGTCAAGTACAAGGAGTTGGGCGCGGAGATCGAGTTCCGCGAGAAGATGAAAAAGGTGTTGAAGGAGAACATTGAGGCCGGGTTGCTGTTGGCCGATGTTCAAAAGGTGAGTTGTGAGGGGTACCGGGTCCAGATTATCGAGAAGGAAGGCTCGAAGAAGATCGACGCCAATAAACTTCTGGATCTGGGCGTGGATGCCGATACCATCGCGGCGGCCACCGTGCAGTCAAAATCCAGCATGTACGTCGATATCCGGGCGACCAAGGAGTAATGCCGAGCCAGTACATTTCGACGGTCGTTCGGTGCGCCGCTCCGAACTGTGACCACATTAAGCGTGACGTCAATCACTGGTGGATTTGCCATATCACCGACCGTTTTCTGGTCAAGCCTTGGGACGACGATGCCGTATTCACGGAGGACAATATTTTACCGTTGTGCGGAAATGCGTGCGTCGTTAAAATGATGCAGATATACCTCTCGGGGCAGAAAACCAAATCGACCACCATCGGCATTGTGGCCCAAGGAGGGCCAGTAGAATGAGACTCAATCGAACCATCGCCGTACGCTGCCTACTGCTATTCGCTCTGTTCAACCTCGCCCTGTTGCTTACTGGCTGCACCGACACTTGGGTGTCATCGGCCAACGGCATCATCTCCGCGCTCATCCCGGCGATTAACGCGGCTCTTGCAATCCTCGCGGCCTTCGGTATCGGCGTCTCGCCCGAAGCGTTAGCCGCTATCCAAGCATGGGGAACGAGCGCTCAAAACACTCTGACTAACGTCGTCAAGCCGGCAATCGACGCCTACAACACGGCTGCTGCCGCGACCCAAGCCACACTGCTGACCGAGATCGACGCGGCGCTCAATTCCATCGTATCCGGCCTGTCTACGACGCTGGCGGCTATCCACATCACCGATCCCGCGAGCCAAGCCAAGATCACGGCGATATTCGCGGTCATCCAGGCGTTTATGGTGTCGCTGATTAACCTGATCCCGGTGCTCAAGAATGAAGTGAAAGATCCGGTCAAGGCGCATGAACTGGTGAGAGCGGTTAAACCCGCAAAGGAATTCAAGACAGAGTTCAACAATCTGACCAAGGAATACGGCGCACAATATCAAATCTAGTATAGTTTGTGGCGCAGATCAACCGCGCTCAAAAGGGGGCTCGCCTGACCGCCCGTCGGTAATCACAGGGTTCCCTTAAAATATCTATCAGGAGCCGTCAACCTGTGATGAGGATTCACAAGAGCCCCACCGCCGATACCAGAACGTGCGACTTCGCAAACGTCAGCAAGGAAACGCTTCTAGAGAGTAGTTTTCAGCACATCACGGATGTTCGCGAAGGTTTGGCGTTCTTTCGCGAGGCACTGGTGAAGGCTTCGAGTGTTCACGACTTCGACAAGATCGAGGACATTGACGGATTTCACCGTGATTTCGTCACCGGATTCACGCGCACCGAATGGTGGGATAATCACCGCAAGGTGAACCGTCACCACTTGCTACAAGAAGACGGAGTCCCCGCAGACGTAAACCTGATCGACGTGCTGGACATGATCGCGGATTGCGTCATGGCGGGGATGGCACGCTCGGGCTCGGTCTATGATCTCAATATCAATCCGGGTGTGCTCCTGAAGGCATTCAACAATACCGTGGAAATGTTGAAGAAAGAAGTTGTAGTAGAGTAAGACAGTCGCTCATCAGGAGTATTCATGTTACTCGCTATCCTCGGTCTACTTCCTGCCGTCCCACACATCATTATCAGTGTCGAACATATGATGGGCCACGGCTCCGGCCCCGCCAAGAAGCAAGCAGCCACCTCGATGATCGGCGACCTCGTCAACTCATTCAGTCAAATGTCGTCTGGGACTGTACCGGGCGCCAACTCCCCGATTATGGCGTTTGTTGATACGCTGATCGAGGCCACGGTCGAATTATTTAATAATGACGGCACATTTGTACACGGACCAACAGCAAAATAAGGAGACCATCAATATGGCACTGCCTACCCCATACGCTCACCCTGACGGCCGCAACCTCCACCTCGGCAAAGGCCCGGCCAAACTCGATTCCAGACGATTCATGCTGAGCAGTTTTCTGCCTATGGCGGCTCCCCCGGTGTCGGTGAACTGGTTCGGATCGCTAACCGAGTGGGGGTCGATGCTCAACGACAGTTTGGGCGATTGTACGTGCGCCGCCGTCGGTCACGCTGAACAAGTCGC